AATTGTTGCGACCCTGTTTGACCAGTCTGATTCCATAGCTGATGAGGTTCTTCACCACAATCCGCTATTGGCAACACTGGACGATCAAGGTCTTGTTCGTAAGATTTCGGGAGGTTATGAACTCCGAAAGCCTATCATGTATAACGATGCTGCTGTTGGTGGATTCTACCAAGGGTATGACTCGTTTGACCTTTCAGCGATTGATGATGCTACAGCATTTCGATTCGCTATTAAGCAAGTATATGAGCCAGTAGCTATCAGCGGTCGTGAAAAGCGAGCTAACCGTGATGATGCACAACTGCTTGACCTTGCTGAAATGAAGATGAAGGCAGCTATTTCTCGATTGAAGAATACTGTTGGAACTTCACTTCGAGGCGATGGAACTGGATCTGGTGGACTTGAGTTTGATGGTATTAAGAAAGCAATTTCTACTTCTCCATCTTCAGGTACATACGGAACAATAGATCGTTCAACGAACGTATTTGCTAGAAACTTGGCTGTAAACGTAACTCTTAGCGCAACTAACGTGCAAGAGACAATTACAGATACAATTTCGCAGATCGTTCGAGGTGATGAGCAGGTTGATCTTGGACTGTGTGATAGAACTGCTTGGAAGTTCCTACACAATTCATTGACATCTATTCAGCGCATTCAAGCTCCAGTAAAGAAAGCAGTAGCAGGTTTCCGTGCGCTTGCTTACGACGGAGTGGATTTTGTGTTTGATGGCGGTTATGGATCAGCGGTTCTTGAAGCCAATTCTTGCCGATTGCTCAATACTAAGTATTGGTCTTTCGACATGGTTCGAGGAGCTGATTTCAAGCCACTGCAACCACAGATGGATCGTCCTATCGACCAAGATGCTTTCTTCACGGTAATTATCGTGGAAGGTAACTTGTGTTGTGCGGCTCCTGCTCTACAAGCTGTAATTTACGCATAGGAGGGTAAGGATATGTCGAGTCAAGGATTTGGAGTTAATCCAGGAAAAACATACACAACAACTGATTTGCCTCTACCAATAGGGGTTGGATCGGTTGGAAAAACACCGAACGGCACTTGGATGTTTGTTCAGGCGGATGGAGCTATTGACCAGTACGCTGCTGTAAAAATCAGCGATGATGGTCAAGCTGCAATGCTTACGACTACCAATGCTGGAAGTAATAACCTACAGGTTGGTATTGCTCAAGTAGCTGCCGCTGACAATGAATACCTATATGTGTTCATTGGTGGTGTTGGTGGTGGTGGAGTAGGAAGCGGAATCAAGGTGAAAGCCGCTGCTTCTTACGCTGCTGATGCTAACTTACAAACAACGGCTACTGCTGGTGTTGTTGATGATGCTTCTACAACTGTTATTAAAAATGTTGTAGGTCTCACAACTCTTACCGGTGCTGGCACTGTTGAGGTTAAAACAACTGGTTACTTATCAGTAAACTAGTTTAATTAAGGGGGGGGGAAACCCCCTCCTTTACGTTTGTTCCATAAATGCCCTAATGTTATACAAGAATAATAACCTTATTAAACAAGGAGTGTTATGGCACAAGTAGATTGGGCAAGCGTAATGAATGGTAATAGCCAACCCAAAAAGCGGTACAGTGGGGCTAATATCAAGTTTTTTTATGCTTACAATGAAAACCGAGAGAAGTCATTGGCAGAAGGAAGGCCAATCTTTGATGAAATACCAAGCATTAGTATTCAATGGCCTGGTGGGGATGAAACTGTAAGACGTATTGAACAGCGAGACATCTTAGAATATCCAGAGCTTTACGAGCGATTCAAAGCTGGTAGCGAGCCTGTAACAGATGGAACGCCTTTAGCTGAATGGGCTATGATGAGTGGTTCTGCATTAAGAGAGCTTAACTATCTTGGCTTTAAGACAGTAGAGCAATTAGCTGCTGCAACAGATGATGTAAAGCGTAAAATTGGTCCGTTATCTAAGCTAGTAAAGACCGCTAAGGATTGGCTTGATGCTGCTAATTCTGACCAGAATGAAGTAGTAAAATTAAAGCAGCAACTAGAGGTTGAGACTCGTAAGAGACAGGCTTTAGAAGAGAAGCTAGAGCTATTCTTACAGCGTATTGAAGCTAATGAGGGAACAGACCTTAGAGGCAAGCGGCAGGAAATAGCAATAGAATTAGAAGCAGATCCACTGGAGGAGCCTGCAAGAAGACGAGGTAGGCCAAGAAAAGAATGAGTTTAGTCACGGTAATTCAAAATGTTGCAGATGAAGCAGGGTATACAGTTAGTCCAAACATAGTAACGGCTACTGATACTACTACTAAGCAGTTACTTGCTATTGCACAGAGAGTTAATCGTGAAATATTTGAGCAGTACCCCTGGACGAAGTGTTATGCGTCGGGGTCAATTACTCTAGTGGCAGGTCAGGCGCAGTATGCCTTGCCTGCTGCTTTTTCGTATTATCAGTACGATACCTTTTGGAATCAGAGTAATCGGTGGCGTGTATTAGGCCCGATGACTCCTCAAGAGTATGCCGATATTAGAGGTTTTGGTCTTAATCCTACTATTTACCAACAGTTTCAGATTAGAGGCATAAGTAACGATCAACTGCTTATTTATCCTACACCTGATGCTGGAACGAACGGCAATGTTATTATTTTTGAGTACATAGCAGACAGAAGTGTAAAGCCTAAAACATGGACAGCATCTACAGCTTTTGCCGCTAATAGCTATTGTTTTTATAACGGTAATTACTATCAAACTACTGCTGGCGGCACTACAGGCGGTACTCCTCCAACACACACAAGCGGATCGGTATCTGATGGCGGTGTGACTTGGACATATTATAGCGGAGCGTATGACAAGTTCTTAGCTGATACAGATACAAGCATTTTTAATGAGAAGGTTTTAGAGCAGGGAATCCTTGAACGATTTGCCGAGATTCATGGACTAGACAGTATTAAGCCTAAGTTTCAACTTCAGTTACATGAGGAGTGGTCACGAGATATGCCTGCAAAAATCCAGTTTGCTGGCACGATGAATCGTAATCAGATTTATGCAAGAAACGGCGTAGCTACATTTGGGACGTATATATAATGAACATGCAGAATATACCTCAACCTCCTCCAATGGCTCAGAACAATCCAGAGGGGCATTTTTACTGGTATATCAGTCAGGGCTTTCCTTATCAGATGGCTTATGATTTGACAGCTCAAAAGTTCGGTGCGCCTAAGTCAAAAGAAGAACAAGCAAGAGAACGAGCGAAAGCAGAACAAAACTATCAATTTGGACAACTAGCTGGTTCGTTAGGTGGTTTGGTTGTAGGTCGAGAGGCTTTGCAAGGATTTCCGCACGTTAAAGACTGGTTGGGATATGGAGCTACACCAACTGACGTTGGAAGTGGATCTATTGGAATGACTCGACCTGTACCTCCTGCAACAACAAGTGTTGATGGTAGCGGAGCTGGAACAATAGATTTAGGTGGGGGTACTGGCAGTACTACCGTTGCAACTCCAAAGGTATTAGAAGTCAAAGGATCTGTTGCTACAGTAGATACTCCTGCTGGTACGCAACAAGTTCCGGCTGAAGCGTTACAGGATGAGGGTTTTTGGAATAGCGTAGATTGGGGATCTTACGCACAAGGAGCTATTGGTTTAGCACAGCTATACTCTGCATACAAACAATACAAAGAAGGGGATAAAATGGGAGCAGGACTTACGGCTGCTCAAGGGGGAGTGAATATAGCAAGTGCTGCTGGTTATGAATCTGCGGCGAAATATGCTCCGTGGCTTGCAGCGGCAGCTTCTTTGTATGGTTCAGGCAAAGCAATTTTTAGTGGCGAGCTGTCTCCAGAGGATCAAGCCTATGAAAGTGCTATGGCTGCTCCAAGAGCTGCTGCTGCTTATTTCAGTTTAGGAGCTTCTGCTTTATTAGAAGGTTTTGCCCGTGATCAATGGGGTGGAACAATGCAAAAGTTAGATAATTGGAATAAGAATTGGTGGAGCGGGCCGATTGGTATGTCAACGGCCATGTTCAAACAAATCGGAAGCAAAAAAAGTGGCGCACAATTTTTAAGAGACCAAGTTCGTAAAAAAATGATTGAACAAGGTGCGATTGATGATAATTGGCAAGGTACCTTAGCGGATGGAAGTACGTTTGATTTTGGCTTAGACGGCAAGCAATTAAAATGGAAAGAGCTTGATAAAATAGCCGCTGCACAACCTGAAGCATGGAACGCTGCTGTAGGTTTGCTAGACCCAATGATTAGTGCTTACGGACTGAAAGGGCAAAAACGAGCTGATGTAGTAGGCTGGTTAGCTAGGGCTGCTGTAAGCAATGCTGGTGACGATTCACAAATTGCTATTGATAACGTAAAGCATTTTGCACAGGCGCAAGGGCTTAACTTTGATACCTATCAAACACTTATGAATAGTTTTAAGAATGACGGCAAAATTACTGATGATCAATATGCTCAAAACATGGCAGGAGCAGAAAGGTTGTTTGATGTTAGTTTGCCTGATGCTGACCCTGCAACAATACAAAAGCCAGCAAAAGGCGAAGTAGCAAGAGTATCGGCTGGTATGTATATGAATGACAAAGGACAGATTAAAAAAGCAAGAGACGTTAGTACGGCTCTAAGAAAACATTATAATTTAAGTAAAACTAAGAACGAGGAGCTATAATGGCAAAGGGATGGATGAGTAAAGACCCAAGCGAGATGACTGCTAGGCAACAGCGTCGTATGCAGTTTTTGGAAAAGCGAGGTGGTGGTCGTGTTCAAGGGCAACCCACAGAGATGCCTGAGATGACAGCTAGACAACAGCGCAGGCAGCAGTTCTTAGAGCGTAAGCAAGCTAGACAGGACCGTCGGGTAGAAGACTGGCGAGCGCAACAGCAGCAAAACAATTTATCAGAGCGTTTTGGTGTGCCAGTAGCTGATTTTGCTAACAAGCCTGGCTCGCAAGGAGAAAATCCTTTTGGTAGTTATCGACGGCTAAGCGATCAAGAGTTATTTGAAAGAGGATATGATCCAAGAGACCCTAACTCTGTAAGTGTCGGCCCTGATGGGCAAACAATAAGTACTCTGATGGGATTTAATAATACTCCTTTAAGTGCAGAAGAAAGCCAACGATTGTGGCAGGAAAGATTAAACAATCCGAGACCGCAATTTAATTCAGGTTTTGAATATAATCGAGCTTTGCAGCAAAATCCGGGATCTTTTGGAATGCCAGCAGGCAGTCTTGCAGGCGCATTTGGCGCACCAATGCCGCAACAGCCTACTTACATGGACCCAAGGTTTGCGGAAGCTAATCAGCGTCAGATGAGAGGATGGGGAGCTAGGTACATGAACTCGCAATATCCCGGCGCAACAGGTGGTTTTGCAATGCCACCTCGACCTGGACAGGGATAAATTAGAGGAAGATTATGCCGCTTCAGGGCTTTACAATGCCACCTCCATACAAGGGCTTAGATTTAGTAAGCCCGATTGATAATATGGATCCGAGCTTTGCTTTGGAATTGGTAAACGTATTCCCTGGAGCTGGCGCACCTACTGTACGATTAGGTTATGAAGAGTTCTGTGATACTGGATTATCGCAAGAGCTTTTGTTTATGCGTGAGCTACCGCTTAAAAATGGCTCCTCTCAACTAATTGCTGCAAACAATACAAAATTATACAGCATAGCAGCTAATGGAACATTAACAGATATTACCAATCCAACACCTCATACTTATGCAGAGTTTCAGAGTGCGATATTTGCCAACAATATTTATTTAGCTAATGGTGTTGATCATTTAAGCGTTTATACAGGAAGTGGAACGGCTATTGATGCTACATTTACTTTTGGCGGTGGTGTTACTGGCCATAACATTATCAACGTATCAAGCTACAGAGAGCGCATATACATGGTGCTGGAAAACTCAGCCGTTGTATATTATGGGAATACTCAGGCTACAGGCGTATCAGGCACAGCTTCTACAAATAGTTTTGATTTTCAGTATGTATTTACTCACGGAGGCTTTTTAGTATCGTGTGGCTCCTTTACAAATCAGACTGCTAACACATCTCAGGATTTATTTTACGCATGTAGTAGCGAGGGGGAAATTATATTTTATAGTGGTTCCTCACCTTCTGACACTAATTGGGGAATCGTTGCTAGATACTTTATTGGTAAGCCTTTAGGTTATAGAGCATTTATACCTGTTAATGCTGATGTTTGGATTCTTACTCAGCAAGGTATTGTTCCCATATCGGCATTATTTCAGATGTCTCCAGAGCAAGCCTCGCAGACAGTAAGTGCTAAAATAAATCCAAAAATCTCAGAGTTTAGTCAGTTATTACCATTTGATCATGAGTGGACAGGAGCGTTTTGGCCTGCTGGTAGACGAGTTTATATATCTGTTCCTACTAGCAGCACAACGGTAAGCTACTTAGTCTATAGCCTTGATACTCAGGGGTGGACGGAGTTTAGGCTTTACAGCAATACGCATGGTATTTCACTAGCTATCTTTAACAGGCTTCCTTATTACGGATCTGCTAGTGGCATAGTATGGAAGGGCGAGACAGGGCAGGCAGATGCGGTGACAAGCACTAACAGTGAGTCTATTATTTACAGCGGAAGAAGTGCGTTTAGCTTTTTTGGTAGCAGAGCTAATTATAAAGTGTTTGCTGATATAAGACCTATTGTAAGAACAAAGCGTGGTATTACGCTAAATGTTGGTATTGATACGGATTTTCAAAGGGCTAGTACAGTTACGGGGGTAACAACATCTCCTGGCACCTTTACCCCCTGGGGTAGCCCCTGGGGTAGTACTTGGTCATCAGGTCTTGAATATATCTTTGATAGGTTTGCTACACAGGGGCAGGGACACAGTGCAGCATATAGATTCGGTGGTTCATTAAAAAACTCAACTATGCAAATACTAGGAATGGAGATTAGATTTAATCTTGGAGGGCAGGTGTAATGGCTAATGGCGCAATGGGACAAGACCCAACAACTCAACAAGCTGCTGGATATAATCCAGAACGGTTACAGCGTCGTATTAATTACTTACAGAAGCGTAATCCCAACGATCCAAGATTACGCAAGTTAAGAGGCAAGTTACAAGCTGGTGGACAAGTTCCGATACAAGAGCAGTCTCCACAACAGCAGTTACAATCGACTGCCGGAACTAGCGCAGATATCTTTCAAAAAATGAGCGGTTATGCTCAAGGGTTTGACCCCTCTACCATGCAGAGTCAGTACGATCCTATTTACTCGCAAGAAATGGAGCGAGCTAGGCAAAATGTTATGGGGCAATTTGAGCGTCAGATGGGGCCGGAGTTTCAAAGACAGCAAGAACAGTTTCAACAGATGGCAGCAGAGAGGGGATTAGATCCTAATTCGGTAGCTTATAAGACTCAGTTACAGCAATTAAATGAGCGTCAGGATGCGGCTAGACAGCAAGCTATGAGTCAAGCTGAATCAGCAGCTCAAGGCGTACAATCACAAATGTATCAGCAAGCTACAGGATTAAGTCTTTTGCCTGGTCAGATTGCAGGCCAGTTTATGACTCCTTACGAGTATCAGCAGAAGATGTTACAGCTTCAAGCGCAACAAAAATATGAGTCTGAAGAAGCTAGGCGTGAGCGAGAGAGCAGAGAACGAATTGCAAGGATTGGAGCAAGCAGCGGAAGCCAAGCTCCTAGCATGTATGATCGATGGATTGCAGGTCAAATAGAAGGTGGTTACGATCAAACCCCTCAACCTAATCCGTGGTCAGGTGCAATTGGTGGCTTCGTAGGTGGCTTTGGACAAGGGTACAACAGGTAGGATTAACGATGGCAGATGAAGGTTTGTTTGGCGTACCAATGAGTTTTACACCTCAAGATACTCTCTTGGGGAGCTTGTCGGCGGGTATTGGACGAGGCACACCTAGCCTTATTAGTCCGTATGCTTCTACTAGAACTGCTGTTGGTATTGGCTTAGGCAGCATATTGTTACAGTCATTGTTAGGCTACCAAGCCAGACAACAAGCTGCTGAAAGAACACTAGAGCTTAACAGGCTAAGCTCCTCTTTGCTCGGTATGAAGACGGCACAGGAAAGAGCTGATTACATTGGCACATTAGGGGATACAGATCCGCTAGTATTAAGCCGTCTTGGATCGTTATCAGGGGCTTTGACTGCACAGGATATACAGCAACAGAGAGCATTGGATTTAGAGCGATCTAGAAAGATGTTGGGTCTTGATATTGAATTAAGTCCTCAAGCACAGAAGTTAGCGGATCTAGAACAAGAGCGAGAGATAGGAAAAATTGAAGCTAGAAACGCTGCTTTATTAGGTGGATTGCGTGGGACTAACGCAGCAACAAGTATGTTGTCACCTGAACAAGCAGAGCTACAATTATTGCAAGAAAAAGAAAATAAACTAATGGGCATGAGTGCCAGAGATAAAATAGCTAATGCAACAGGCAGTTTGGCAGTATTGTCAGATATTGCAAATGAGTTTGATAGCTTAGGTTTAACGGCTGTAGAATACCAAGCGCAAAAGCAAATACCTGGTTCGCCTGCTGATTTAGCAGAAGCACGATTAAAAGCTAATTTAAGCTCAACTGTAAGATTGTTAGGCGAAATGGGAGTATTAACAGATAAAGATATTGATCGTATTCAACAAGCAATAGCTGGTTCCTTTACTTCAGGAACACAAACTATTGCTAGAAAAATCGAACAGGTTGTAAGAGATTCCAACATAAAACTAAGCTCGCAAATCTCTAGTTATCAAAAATTAGCTAAACAAGGGATTGAAGGGCTACGGCCTTTACAGGAACCAGCACCGACAGCTACGCCAACAGCAGAAACAGATAAAGCGGCTCTTGCGCAAAGAATAAAGGATGAGCTTGCTACTGTTATGCAACAAATAAATGAAATTAAAGCCGCACGAGGTTTGTAGTGGATGAGCTAGATTTAGTAATTGAAGAGGGCACTAGGCAGCTACAGGCGGCAAAAGCCGAGCTTGCTGCTTTGCAAGCGACTCCTGCGCCTGAATCACCATCTCCATTACGACAATTAGGTTATGATGTTGGCGTTGGTTTTGCAAAAGCTGGTGCTGGCTTTTTAGATGTTTTAGGCGCACCAATTACTTTTGCTGCCAGGCAATTAGGTGCAGATCCAGAGACGACTAGATATTTTCCTCTTACAAAAGAAGTAACGCCTGCTACTGAAAGCCTTGCGGCAGCTTTAGGTGTTCAACCAGATACAAAGGTTCAAAAAGCAGTAGAGTTTATGGCTCCCTTGCCAGGTGTTAGTAAGGGGCGTGTTTTAGCAGATGTTGGACTAGGAGCATTAGGTTTTGCTGGATCAGAACTAGCTGGACCAATCGGAGGGCTTGCAGCACCATTAGCATATTTAACTGGCAAGAAAGTAGTGCCAGCAGGAGCAAGGCGATTAGGAACGGCTTTAAGCATCCCATCCGCAGTAGAGGCATCTGCACAACGAGAGATACTAGAGAAAGTTAGCCCCGAAGGGGTTAGTGCATTACAAAGAGCTTTGCAAGAGGGACAAGTTACTGGAACAGGAGGTGTCCCCTTAACACTGGCAGAGATTGTTCAGGAGCCAAGAGTAGCGGCCTATCAAGAAGGAATAGCTAAACTGCCAGGAGCCGAAAACATTATGCAGACGCAATCTGCAAGGAGACTCGAAGGCATAGAGGAAGCTATTACAAAACTTGGCGGTGCTGAAGCAGGTGATTTTTCATTAGCTTTGCAAAAAGAAGCTGCTAAACAACAAGCAGTAAAGGAAGCCGAACAGGGTAATCTTTTGTCTCTTCTTGGTGCTACTGAGGAAAGCCTTGCAAAAGGCAAGATGGCAGAAGGTGAACAATTTAGAGCCGTTATTGCAGAAGAATTAGAAAATGCCGAAGAGCAAGTACGAAGTATTTGGAATAAAGTAGATAAAAAACAACCAATCGATCTATCTGCTCCACTCACAGCATTTGTTGATGACTTGAAACAATACGGGCGTTTGCAAAGAGCTGCTTTTCCAAAGCAATTAAAACAAATCAGAAGTAGAGCTTTAAGCATATTAGAACGTCAAAAAGAAGGTAAGCCTGCTACTATTCTGGATTTACAAGATTTAAGAAGTGCCGCCGGAAGAGTTATGCGTGAAGCTAGTGGCAAAGACCCAGTAGCTGTGAAGGTTGCGGCGGATTTCAGAGAGGCATTAGAAACTCAAGGCATAAGATACGCAGAAGGAGAGATAGCAAAGGGCGGCTTGCCTTTCGGTGCAGGAATCCAAACTGGAAAAGATGCTTTAACTAGACTTAGTGAAGGCATTGCTGCAACTCGCAAGATGAAACAAACATTTGCAGAAGGTGCGGTTGGTCAGGTTACTAAAAAACGAGGATTGCAATACCAAACGCAAGCAAGTAATTTAATTGATAATATCATTAAAACACCCGAAAGAAGCAGAGAAATTGTTAGCAAGTTTGGGGATGATAGTGTTCAGACAACATTTCTAAGAGAGGGATTATTACGCCGATTAGCAGAAGCTAACAAGCCAGGTGCATATTTACAGAAAAACAAAGAAGCCTTTGCTAATGTATTTGGTTCAGATTTAGAAACTGTAACAGCATTTGCAAAAAGCGTAGAAAGCAAAGCTCCATTGGCTCAGTTTGCTAACATTACTGAATCGGCAATTCCGAATAAGGTGTTTGCAAACGTTAAGCAGGCTTCTGACTATATGAATCAGTTTAGAGGAACAGAACTTGCTAATTATGCACGAGCTAAGTTTTACACAAAGAACATTGCTAAGGGTGATTCACTTAGTAAATTAAAAGCGAATACAAAAATCGCTAAGGCTTTGTTTGAAGACGAGTATCCTGCTTTTGAGCGATTAGTAGAGGACATTCAGCGTTCCAAGTCTCCTGCTACATTGGCGGCTGCTGCTGCTAGGGGACAATCTGCCACGGCAGTATTTCAAACAGCTTTAGGCGCAATAATAAGCGACAGACCTTTGCTTACCTTAATGAAAAAAGGAGGAGGCTTATTAGGGGGATTGGGTGGTATCGGATTGGGAATACAAAGCATATCCGATCCGACAATGGCCATGCTGAAGGCTACTTTAGGAGCTGCTGCTGGCTTTACTGTAAGTGCTTTAGGTACGGCAAGTGAAAAAAGATTAAACGAGGCTATTGCAACTTTACTTACTAACCCATCTAGTTTGAAATTAGCTGCTGCTCCACCAACTCCAAAAGGAATAGAACGATTAGTAGCATTTATTTCACGCAATAATAAAATGACTCAATTACTTGAGCAACCTAGTAAATTAGCAAGTGAGTTACCAACGCAAATGCCAACGTCAGCAGCGGAACCTGCCATCTCTGAAGACGACCAAATACAACAAGATTTGGCCTTATTAAAGCAAGCAAAAGCAGAGCTTGCAGCATTACAGCAGGCAACTCCTGAAGCTACTGTTACGCCTACAGCAACACAAACACCTGAAGCTACAGAAACGCCGACCCCACAACCTACAATAGTCGCAAATGGGCAAAAATATGCCATTCCTACAGGAGAACAATACGCTGACCCAAACCTTGTAAAAGCTATTATTCAAGTGGAATCAGCAGGCAAGCCAAAAGCTGTAAGCAAAAAGGGGGCAACTGGTTTAATGCAGCTTATGCCAGCTACGGCTAGAGATTTAGGTGTAAATCCAAAAGACCCACAACAAAATATCGAGGGTGGTTCTCGGTACATTAAAGACGAGCTTGATAGATTCGGTGGTATCAAACTAGCATTAGCAGCATATAATTGGGGTAGGGGTTATTTACAAAGGAAGATTATCAAGGTGAAAGCAGATGGTATAACACCAACTTGGGAAAATATAGTCGCACACAAAAGCAAAGAAGGTAATGTTCCAAAAGAAACTCGTGATTATGTTAAAAAGGTGCTACGCATCTACAATAGATTGAAGGGAGAATAAGATGGGCTGGAGTGGAGGAACTTACACCAAAGGTAACAATTCAACAGGCGGTTGGACAGGTGATGCAAGCCTCGGTATTGGCATAGAGGCTGGTCGTCACGATACCCAAGACGATGACTTTGCTACTGGCATAAATGCTTGCCTGACTAAAGACGGTAGTAACTCTCCTAGTGCCAACCTACCTATGGGCGGCTACAAGCACACAGGCGTTGCTGATGCTACAGCGGGCGATGAGTATTTAAGCTATAAGCAGTTATTAGATGTTAGCAAGGCGGTAACAACTGCGGGAACGTCGCCAACTTATACGGTGACACTAACTCCAGCTCCAACAGCGTATTATGACGGCATGAGCTTTTTGATTATAGCGCACCAAAACAGCACAGGGGCGGCATGTACTTTGAATGTCAACGGACTTGGCGCAAAAGCATTAAAAAGAAAACGAGTTACAACCGTAAACAATGATTTGCATGAATATGAATTAAGTGCGGGCGGTGTTTATCAAATAACGTACAATTTGGCAGCAGACGAGTTTTTAGTACACAACCCAACAGTAGGTGGATTTGATACGTTTTCAACTACAATCGGCTCAACAAGCGGAACGGCTACACTCAGCTCCGAGTCTAGTTATTATACTTATATTGCGCCGAATGTAGTAATGGTAGCGATTTCCGTCACGTTCGGATTAGCTGGTGCTACGTCAGCAAACATCACTTTTACACTGCCTAAAACTGCAAGCTCAATTTTTAATTTTAGACCGATCAATGTTTATGTTTTCGCAGTATCGGGATATGCCAGCTATGCGGCAACTGGGTGGTGTTCGGGTTCTACTGTTACCATTGCACGAGCCGATCAAAATGATTTTCCCATTGATGCAAGTATGACAATTCGTTTAGTAGCTATTTATCCAGAGGCATAGAATGATTATTACAGTAAAACCAAACAATAAACTAAACACTAAAGAATTGACGCAAGAATTGCTGCAAGTGCAAGCAGGTGTTCAGGTGTTTATAAGTGAAGCAATCAATTGGGCGTCGTTTCCGTATACCGAAAAGACTTGCCCCGATTATGTTACACCGCCAGCAGATCCTAGTGCGCCGTGGACAAGCCCGTTTGTCATTGAGATACAAAACGGTGATGAGGCTAACAGAGCAGCGTTTGAGGCGGTAGTAGCAGCGCACGATCCAGAGATGACGGATCGAGAAGAAGCACAAAACGTACAAAACCAAAAGCGAGCGCAGGAATTATTGGAAGCACTAATGACGTTGCCGGATGAGTATCTTGCACAGATAAAAGCTAGGTTTGATGCGTTGCCATGAAATACCTACGACTCGTAAGAGTAACGGAATATAACGGAGCTACCCTTGGGGTGCTAACTATAGACGATAGCCCTGAGATGGTGACGTTAGAAGATCCGTGGAATCTTAACGAGCGTAACGTAAGCTGTGTACCAGAGGGACGATACAACATTACTCCACATAATAGCCCTAAGTTTGGTAAGACCTATCTTGTTGAAGATGTACCTGAGAGAAGTCATATCTTGGTCCATGCTGGCAACACTAGCAAAGACACACACGGTTGTATTTTGGTGGGCTTACAATATGGAGAGCTAAACAATCAACCTGCTGTGCTTGCAAGCCGTTCTGCCTTTATTAAGTTTTTGGAACTAATGGCAGATGAAGAGGGTGAGCTGGTAATTATAAATGCTTACGGTGGGGGCCGTGTTCATTGACTGACAACGACTTCACCCAAATTAAATACTGGTTTGACCTCGGAATCAAAGCAATTATCGGGGTGGTGGTATCCATTGTGGGCATGGATTACAGGGCCGTTAAAAAGAGTTTACAAGACGTGGAAGTAGCTCGGTATCACTTACAACAAGAAGTAGAAGTACTCAAAACAGAGCTTAAATACATTAAGCGTACCGTCGAGAAGATAGATGAGAAAATGGATACTGTTCTTAATCGCTAATAGTTTTATAGCCAATGCTCACGCCATTCCTAGTTTCTTAGGCTTGTGTCATCCTGAATGGAATTGTAGTCAAACAATAAAAACTTTGTCGGGAGATGTTATAAAAACAGGTTGGCTAGAGAATACCTTTGGAAACCGCTGTAAGTGTGCCGACAGAATCCTACAAGAGCCTAGAGACAAGATATTACGAGTTCATCTAGTTAATAGCCCCTGCATGAGAAACAACCGTTGCGGGCGTTATGAGCTGCTATACAAGGAGACAGCTAGTAGTGCTAGCAAAAAGATAATCA